TCCAATGGCGGAGATCGAGTTTCAGCCGCGTATGGGAATCTTCGTCCCCGAGGGCTGGACTCCGACGCAGCTCAAGGCCGAGCAGCCGGCGACGACCTACGAGATGTTCAAGCACGAGATCTTAAACGAGATCGCACGCTGCCTGAACATGCCGTACAACGTCGCGGCCGGGAACTCCTCTGACTACAACTACGCCAGCGGGCGCCTCGATCACCAGACCTATTACAAGTCTATCCGCGTCGAGCAACGGCATTGCGAGTCCGTGGTCCTCGACCGGATCCTATCCGCATGGCTCGAAGAGGCTGCGCCGCTCTACGGCTTCGAGACCATGGGAGTACCTCTCCATCAATGGTTCTGGGACGGCCATGAGCATGTGGACCCGCAGAAGGAAGCGAATGCGCAGGCCACCCGCCTACTGAGCAACACCACGACTCTTGCCATCGAGTACGCACGGCAGGGGCTCGACTGGGAGGAGCAGCTTAAGCAGCGGGCAAAAGAACTCGAGGTCATGAAGGAACTCGGGCTCGTGGCACCCGCGGCTCCGGTGTCCCCTGTTTCCCCTGTGGCAGAGGAAGAGGAAGAAGGCAATGGAGAACAATAAGACCCTGACACTCGAGGCCGGATGGTGCGAAATCCTCGCAGCCGATCCCCCGGCCGCCGACGGCAAGCCACCTCTTACCAAGTTTCGCATGGTGGCATACACGGGTTCGCAGATGCGACTCGGTTCGTGGGGCTCCCCAGTGATCGTAGATGTAGCTGGGATCTCGATACCCGAACAGAAGATCCCGGTTCGGTTCGGACACGATCCCAGTTCCGGTGTGGGGCACACAACCTCGATAGCCGTCGAGGACGGGAAGCTGATCGCCATGGGTGTCATCTCCAGGGACACGGAGGAGGCTCGGGAGGTTGTGGCTTCCTCGAAGAACGGATTTCCCTGGCAGGTATCGATCGGGGCTTCGGCCGACGAGACCGAGGCGCTCCGCGAGGGGGAAACAGCGGAGATCAACGGAAAGAAAGTCCGGGGGCCAGTGAGCCTCGTTCGTAAGGCAACCCTCGGGGAAATCAGCTTCGTCGATCTCGGGGCTGATCGAAAGACAAAGGCAACCATAGCGGCGAAGGCCGCAAAGGAGACAATCATGCCGGACAATGATCCGACGATCCAGGGCGGCCAGGTTAACCCTCCCGCTCCTCCCGCCGTGCAAGCCGCGGCTCCTCCTCCTGAGCCGATCTCGGCCGGCAGGCGGGCCGATGAACTGGTCGCAGAAGCCTACAGGAAACGTGCGATCGAGGACATGTACGTTGCCAAGATGGCGGAGTTCACGGATGACCCTGATGCGTGCGTGCGTATCCGGGACCTGGGCCTCGAGCACATCAAGGCGAAGACCTCGGCCAAGGACTTCGAGGTTGTGCTGCTCCGCGAGATTCGGCCGATCGTCCAGGGTAAGCGCTACATTGACGAGCGCGGAAGTGCGGAAATCCTCGCCGCCGCGGCAACGATCGTTGGCCTCGGAGATGAGATCGCGGTCAAGACGCACGGAGAGCGCACCGTCGAGGCTGCCCGCAAGAAGTTCGGCCACGACATCGGTCTCCAGGAGATCATGCTCCAGGCCGCGCGTGCAAACGGCTACCACGGCCGCGAGCGCGTCACCGTGGGGAACTGGCGCGAGGTCTGGAGCTTCGCCTCGGGCGATATCCGTGCCGCCGGCTACAGCACCGTCAACCTCCCCAACATCCTTGGGAACGTGGCCAACAAGGCCGCTGCGAAGGTTGCCGCCGATCCGAGCTGGATCGCCCCTCGCATCACTGGCGTAGCCTCGCACTCGAACTTCCATAGCCACACCGTCTGTAGCATGGGGGTGAACGGTACGCTCGAGGCCGTCGGTCCCGGCGGTGAGCTGAAGAGTGCGCGGCTTTCCGAGGAGACCTACACGCGGCAGGTTTCGACTCGCGGCGCTGTCCTCCGCCTTAGCCGCACCGACATCATCAACGATGACATGGGCGTGTTCGCCAAGAACGCTCAGATGCTTGTCCGGAAGGGCTACCAGGCGCGTGAGAAGGTGCTCTTCACGCTCGTCAACGGTTCCGGCGCGGGGGCCTCTCACTTCACGGCCGCGCGGGTGAACTACATCACGGGCGCGACCACGGTCCCCGGCACGATCACAGGCATGAATGCCGCGGTGAAAGCGTTCAGGCTCCTCCTCGACAGCGACAGCGATCCGGTCGGCGTGGAGCCGGCTCTCGTCCTCGTGGGGCCGACCTATGAAGCGTCGATGAATGCGCTCATCGGAGCGGCGGTCCCCTCGCTGATCGCCGTGGATATGTCTGCTACCGCAGACACAGTGGGAGGCGCAACGAACATCTACAGCGGTCGATTCGGTGGCAAGGCGCTCGTCTCGCCGTGGCTCGAGATGACCTCCGCCGGCGGGACTGCGGCAGGGACCGCGTGGTACCTCTTCGCGGATCCGAGCGTCCTCCCCTGCTACGAGATCGCGTACCTCAACGGCCAGCAAACGCCGACCGTCGAGTACTTCGGGCTCGAGAGCGAGGCGGACAGCCTGGGCGTGGCGTGGCGGATCTACTGGGATTTCGGTGTCGCCGCGGCCGAGTGGCGCGCGGGCGTCAAGATCGCTGGCGCGTAAGCCGCAAGCGACGAAAGGAGACAGACAATGGCGAACTTGTTCACGTATCTGAGCGCCGGCGATGTGCTTGACCACACCCCCGGCACAGCGTTGACCGGCGGGCAGCTTATCCAGCTCGCCGGGAAGCAATCGGCGATCCCTTCGGTTCCGATCGCCGCATCCGTCCTCGGCTCTGTGGCCGTCGGCGGCCGGTGGAAGGGACCCTGCGTCGGCAATGCGTGCAACGTCGGCGACAACCTTTGGTGGGATGCCAACGGGACCCCGTATGGCGGATCCGCTAACGGCGCGCTGACGAACCTCGGCGCTGACGGAGACTGGTGGGTCGGCACGGTGGCGAAGGCTGTCACCGTGAACGATGCCACGGTCGAGTTCCTGCTTGGCGTCCCGAACCCGACGCAGCCGGCCTGGATCGGGAGGACGTTCCTTAAGTCGGCGATCGACATCACCATGGTCGAGGCGACCCACAGCGGAGGCGTGATCGAGATCACTGCCGACGCCAAAACCGTCACGCTCCCCACCGGCGTTGTCGGCATGGAGTACATTGTCGTCAACCGCGTGGTGGACGCCGGAGCACTCACTTCGGTTGACCTCGACGGGAACGAGATCATCCGTGGAATGAACCTCACGATTGCGGCCACCAAGAAGGCCCTCAACACGAAGGTTACTTCGGTGCAGGGCGACTACCTGCACCTGGTCTGCAACGTGGCTGCGACGGCGTGGCGCGTTGTCGGCAAGCGCGGCATCTGGGTTACCGACTAACCCCGATGGCCGACTTCCTCCAGAGCGGGATCGAGTGGCTTGCGTCCAAGCTGAAGGCCACCTCGTCCCAATCGGTGACGTATCAGCGTGGCGGGGACTCAGTTCAGGTCTCCGCCACGCTCGGCACGTCCGATGAGGAGGTCTACGACGAGTCCGGAACCTCGATGAAGGCAAGGAGGTCGGACTTCATCGTAAACGCGGAAGACTTGATCCTTGACAGTGAAGTTGTAACACCTCTCTCGGGCGATCAGATCATCTTCGGTACCCGTACTTACGAGGTGATGGCACTCGCTGATGGTCACGTTTATGAGGAGTTCCCCTACAACCTTCTCCTCCGAATCCACGCGAAGCTGGTGAGCGAGGAGTGAAACCATGGCGCTGATCACCGACATCGCCGATGCCGTGGTTGACAACCTGAACGGGCACTCGTTCTCGGAGAGCTTTACTGCCGAGAGATTGTACCTCCCCACGTTCGAGCTTACGGAGATGGCAACGCTGCACGTCACCGTGGGGATGCGGAGCCTTGAGACGGAGACTGTCACGCGGGGACTGGTGACAGAGAAGAGGATCAAGATCGATGTCGCGGTGATGAAGAAGCTCTCGAAGACCGAGGAGGACTACGAGACCGACGACTTGATGAATCTTGTCGAGGAGATCATCGAGTACCTCAAGCCGATC